TATAATGAATACCACTTCTAAGTAAATTTGGTTATATTATTTATAGTTAAATATACAGATTTTATAACTAAATAAAGCCAAAAACTATTTCCAATATAACACCACATACTACCCCATGTTTTGTACTCGTAATAATTGTATAATGAAATTGATAAGGTCGTTATAATTACTAATGAAGTTAGTAAATCATTATTTCTAATGGGCGGATATACCCATAAAAATAATCCTACTATTAATATTGGTAATGGAAAATCAACCCATAACCATTTTAAATGTCCATTTTCTCCTTTTTCAGTCCTAAATTTATTATTTGTAAAATTATAATATAATGCGATTATAGTCATTATAAATAACAATAATAACGTATATTGTTTTTCAACACCTTTTAAGTTACTTATAATAATTATATACACTTGTAATAATAATATAAATCCACCAATAATACTTATAATAAAATTTATTTTTTTGTTATTTAAATAAGTCCATGCAAAATATTCTAACAATTGCATTAAAGTTATCGTATATATCAATAAAACCGTATTAAACTGAATTACATTTAATGATAATACAATTACTGCTGCTATTGTACCTAATACAAAAGCTTTTAAGGAAACCTCGGCATTCCAACACATTATATACTCTTATTTATTACAAATAGAATATCGTCATAACGTCCTTTATTGCTTCTTAAATCATATACAGAAACATTATTTTTTAGGTCATCTGGAACTGCATCATTTAAAGTATTAATCCATTCGATTGATTGAACATCTTCTATAATTAAAATACCATCATCTTTCAATAATTGTGAATATAATTTAATAAAAGTAATCATACTTCCGATTGTATGAGGTCCATCATCTATAATAATATCAAACTTTTCAGTATCAGGTGAATTAACAAATAAATTATTAAATACATTAATATTATATGCATCAAATGGTGTATATAGTATAATATTACTGTTATTTAAATATTGCTTAGTTTTTTCGTCACAATTATTTATATCTAAACTATAAATTTTAGCATTTATAAAATAATCTTTCCATAATTTTATACTACCACCCTTATAAATACCAATCTCTAATATCTTTGTTGCTGTTTCTTTTTTAGATTTAAATAATGTTTCATATGTTGATAAATATGAATGTGCTGTATTTTTATCAGTTAGAGTATCATCTATTAAATCTTCTAAAGACATTTATTATATAATGACAAAAATAATATGTCATATATTCGCAATTATTGTTTAAATAGTTATGCAGTTTTGATTATAAATATCCTCGAGATATGAATTGCCATATTGACAATTAATAAATTCGATGAGGATATTTAAATTCAAATTATTATTAGTATCATATTCATCGATAGATAATACCTTCTCATAAATACTAACCATAATATCATTATTGACGAATTCCATAAGTTCCATTAAATGTTTTGAAATACATTCGGTTGTTGCTTCATGAAAATAGAATTCAACCAACCTTTGTTGCAATTCTTCAAAAGTAATATATGGATTTTCATTTGCATATAAATGAATTAATAATATTTCCATAGTCTCACAATCCAGAATGTTGAAACTATTGTTATTATTGAAATAATCAGCAAAATCAGGAATTTCGACTGGCATATCAACTTCATTTAATGACAACATAGAAAAATTAGGCATATCCATTTCCATATTTATTTTTATAATTGAAAATAAATATAATCATATTTTTATTGAATATCAAATATATATAAACAAATATATTTAAGGATTATTTATCTAAAATTTTAATTAAATCTAAAAAAAATGTATCTTTTTTAGCAGTATTATTAAGTAATTCATAATAACGGCATTTGCATGAATAATTTAATTCCTGAAGTTTTTTATTTTGTTGATATATTGAACCATTATTGTTATATATATTCATTCCATAATCATCAAATAATTCTAATATTTCTTTATTATTAAAAACATCTGGATCTATTTTAATTGTATATACTAATTTTTCATAAATATCATATATTGGTGTATAATTATAAATTGGACATACTATTTGTTTTTTAGGATAATCGCTTAAATTATTAGGAATATCATCAATAAATATTAATCGATTATCAAAAACTTGTTTAATATTATTAGGATTTTTTAATGCCGGATATTTAATCAATAATTCTTTAATAATAATATCAAAAGCATTACTTAATAATTTTTCTCCATTCAACGAATCATTATATGTAATGTATGGTTTATTTATCTTAAATTTACATACTTTTTCTAAATTTTCCATAAGACCATTATGTACCCAATCAAATTTAGAATTAGTATAAACAAATATTTCAACATTTTTATATTTTTTTTTCATAAAATCTACAAACTCATTTACATATGGACGTAATAATCCTTCATTCAATACATTTACAAAATCAAATTTATAACTTGTATTATAAATAATATTTATTTTATTTAAAGTAGCATATTCACACCATGGATAATTTATATCACCTATAATAGTATTATCAATATCAAATATAATTATATACGGTAATTTCATTCTATTTATAATATACTTAAAGATTATTTGGTAATGTCTTTAAGTCTCTAAAATATGTGTCATTATCTGCGTTTTTATTAGTTAATTCATAAAACCTATAAAAATTCATATAAGTCAATTCTTGTAAATGCTTATTTTGTTGGTATATTGATCCATTTTCATTATAAAAAAATATATAATTATTGCTACAATAATCTAATATTTCTTTATTATTAAATACTTCAGGATCTATATTATATTTTTGAATAATTTTTTTATAAATATCATAATAATAATTTTTGTTATATGAACACGGTATCTGCTTATTTGGTGGAATATCTATAAAATAATTATTTCGCGTCACAAATATTTTTATTGATTTTTGTTTTAAATGATTTAATGTCGATATATCTTTTATAATATTAAATTTAATATTATAATGTTTTTCAATTAATTCTAATATTTTAATATAAAATACCGGATCATTATTTAAATATTTTCCATTAAATACATAAATATTTTTATGTTTTTTAATGAAATCTATAAAATATGGTCTTATTAAACCATTATTTAATTCGTCTGTAATGTCTAATTCATAATTACATTCATTTAATATATTATTTATTTTACAATATTTATAAATATATCTCAATAAATTATATTCTTGTTTTATATGATGAATATCACTCAAAAACGTGCGATACTCAAATAATATTGGTAATCTCATTATTCCTATTTATTATACTTAAAGATTATTTGGTTATATCCAACGTTGAAAATAACTTATCTGTAGTTGAATAATAATTATTATTGGTTTTAGAATATTCATCTAAATATAAAGATCTTAAACGTTGATATAATTCATCAGCTTGATATATATCACCGTTCTTATTATGAATATTTATATTATTTTCAGCGCAATATTCTAAAATTTCTTTATTATTAAATACATCAGGATTTATCTTATATTTTTCTATTAATTTTTTAGGAATATCATAATAGATTTCATATTCATATTTAGGACATCTAATTATTTTATCGTTATATAATGGTGTGTCAATATCCTCATCGGCTATTATGAAAAAATGCGAATCATATATTTGTTTTTTTTGTGTCTCTAATGATTTATATTTATGATTTAAATTATATATAATTGTATCAAAACAATTATGAATATTATATAAATGCTCATAATCATCTTTAATATCAAATATAGATGTTGATAAATATAAATATATTTCAACATTTTTATATTTAGTTTTTAAATTATTTATGAAAGTTTCATATTCTGGTCTAATTAAACTTTTCATTTCATCCGTAAAATCGGGTATAAAATTAGTATTAAATAATTTATTTATTAATCCCAATAATTTAATTTCTTTTATACAACATGAATAATCACCCAACACGACCGAATAAAAATCAATTATAATTATATAAGGTATTTTAAATCTCATTCTATAATATACTTAAAGATTATTTGGTAATGTCTTTAAATACAAAAAATTATTAAAAAATAAGATATGATTCCGCTTAAATTATTAGATTGGATTGATAAAAATAAACTTGATTATCATTATTTATCTGATAATCCAAATGCCATCCAATTTCTTAAAGATAATCCAGATAAAATTTATTGGCGGTTATTATCAAAAAATCCTAATGCTATTGATATTATTAAAGATAATTTAAATAAAATTGATTGGCGATTGTTATCAGGAAATTCAGAAGCTATGGATATCTTATTAGCCAATCCAGATAAAATTGATCGTTATTATATAAATGATAATCCAAATGCTATTGAATATCTTAAAAAAAATCCAAAAAAAATTAATTGGTATAATTTTGCAAAAAATCCAAATGCTATAGAAGTTATTAAAGCCAATTCTCATAAAATTAATTGGACTTTATTATCATGCAATCCAAATGCTATAGAAGTTATTAAAGCCAATCCAGAAAAAATAGTATGGGATTTTATTTCAATTAATCCAAATGCAATTGAAATTTTAAGAGCTAATCCAGATAAAATTGATTATTATTATTTAAGTGAAAATCCAAATGCTATTGAACTTCTAAAAGAAAATTTTAATAAAATCGATTGGTCCAATTTATCAACTAATCCAAATGCCATAGAACTTCTAAAAGCCAATCCTCATAAAATTAATTGGATGGCATTATCTGGAAATCCAAATGCTATTGAACTTCTAAAAGAAAATCAACATAAAATTGATTGGTCTAATTTATCAACTAATCCATCAATCTTTAATTATGATTATGAAAAAATGCGAAATTCTAATTTAGAACTCAAAGAAGAAATAATAGCAGCTGCATTACATCCAAAACGAATATTCAGACTAATCGATGAATATGGCGAAAATATTATTTATGACATTTATTTGGATGATTAAAAATTGATTATTAACTTTTTTTATTTTTTTTCAGATCATGTTATCCATGATATTATTAGATTGGATTAATCCCGATAAGTTGATTTGGGTGTATCTATCTAAAAATTACAACGCAATTGAAATGTTAAGAAGTCATCCGAGTAGAATCAATTGGGGTTTATTATCTTGTAATAAAAACGCAATAGAAATATTAAAAGACCATCCTGATAAAATTAATTGGGGTTTATTGTCTTGCAATAAAAACGCAATAGAAATATTAAAAGACCATCCTGATAAAATTAATTGGGGTTTATTGTCTTGCAATAAAAACGCAATAGAAATATTAAAAGACCATCCTGATAAAATTTATTGGTCATTATTATCTTCTAATGCATCGGCAATTGAAAATCTGAAAGCAAATCCGACAAAAATCAATTGGACTTATTTTTCACAAAATCCAGCTGCAATTAAGTTATTGAAAGAAAATCCGACAAAAATCAATTGGGATGAGTTATCGTTAAATCCAAATGCTATTAACCTTCTCAGAGAAAATAAAAGCAAAATTGATTGGTGTATATTATCTGCTAATCATAATGCAATAGAATTATTGAAAGAAAATCCTACAAAAATTAATTGGCGTCTATTGTCTGCTAATCCTGGAGCAATAGAAATTTTAAGAGAAAATCAAGAAAAAATTGACTGGGGTATGTTTTCAACAA